ACAATAAAACCATGATCTTCCATATTGATTGCTTCCAAGATCATTTTAGCGTCAGTTGGTGATACTTTCTCCAAAGCAGTAGTTTCTTCACCTTCTGTCAAAAGATCGTCATTTGTGATGATCCACGCCGCACATGGTGCTTTAGCACTTAACTTTGCCTCCAAAGAGTTTACATATGTTTTTAACTCTGCGATGGTCTTTAATTTCTTCATCATGACTTTTTACGAGATCGCTTATGTTTATCTATAAAGTTGATCGCTGATTGTGTGTTCCTACACACCTTAATAACATTTGCTTGATGAACAATAGCAAGTTTATTTTTGCTAAATGGCACTGCCGCATAAAATGTTTTTGCGTCATTCCAATCACCTACTGTGAAGGATAATGGTCCTGGATTAGCATGAAGAATATGTGAGTTAGTTGGTTGCATTTTAACCTTCATAATCACCTCCTCACAACAGAATCCAGAACCTCACCCTTTTCAAACACAGTGTCAACAACACGCTGTAAAGAACGCTCGGTAGCAACACCCACGTTAGAATAAACAGGGACGCAAAGCATACCATAAGACTTAGAATCGCCACCCTTACGGAGAACACGACCCACAGTCTGAGTCATCTCGATCACATCCATGTTGCGAAGGAAGATAACTGCCTCCAGTTCAGACACGTTGATACCTTCGGCAAGGATTGAACGGTGAAGTACAACAAACTTGCGGTCAGGATCTTTACCCCAACTGTTCAGCACGTCAAAGAAGTGCTCACGGGATACTTTCTTGCCATTGATGACAGCACCAGTCTTGGAAGTGATGTAAAGATAATCATATCCACGCTGCTCAAGTTGATAAGCAAAATCAGTCTGAAACAGGTTGATCAGTTGCTTGGTTGTTCTCACACAGGTGAGAACTTTCTTGATGTTGATGTCATCGAGAGTCTTGATGATGTTGTTAGCATCCATGCTGGGACTGATGGACTTGACAGGCATTTTTGCCATGTCAATAACTTTCACTTTAGGGGGCAAAATGAAACCACCATCAACAAGTTTAGGAGCAGAAACACGCGAGATAATCTGACCATAAACGTCAGCATTGTTCATGCCTGGTTTATTAGGAGTGACAGAAGTCTTGCGGGTTGCTGTGAAATAGTAGCAACGATCTGCCTTCTTGCTGAAGTGCTCAACAGAAGGATAGCAGTGACGCTGAACAGAATTGTGTGCCTCATCAAAGTAAATTGTATCGACAGAAATGCCTGCCTCAACAATACGATGAAGAGAATGATAAGTGGTGAAGATAATAGTATGCTCACGCACTGTGTTACACATATCAACAAACAGTTTGATACGGTCAGACTTCGTAGTTCTGAAATGCTTTGTCTCTCCACTGTGAACATGAAGGACATTAGCATTAGTCACATGCTCAAGAAACTCAGAAGAGAGTTGCTCAGCAAGCAAAATACGAGGACACACAACAACAATGTTGCGAGGATATTTGACCTCAAATCGACGCACAGCGTCCATAATTGCGACCAGAGTCTTACCACCACCAGTGGGGAAGATACACTGTCCAATAGAATTAACTTTAAGGGCGTTGAGTGCTTCTTGCTGATGAGGGCGAAGAGTTACGGTCATCAATAGATGTAATTATAAAAGAGGGGACTTTTGGAGGTAACTAACAATATCATTCGATACGAGTGATTACCATACACATTTCACCAGTTTCTTTCAACTCCTGCTTACGATATTCTACCTTATATCCATTATTTGCCAACTTACATGGAACACCAGGACGATAGTTAGGTTTAACATCATCTAGCGGAATGTAAAAGAACATGCCAGGTTCCATGTTATACCAAGGATACTTAAGTGTTGCTCCTCTACCAACAGGTTCTTCAAAAAGGAGTTCATTGTCTTCAACATTGTAGACTTCAAAAGCAGACATGATGATAATAATAAAGTGAGTTTAGTAAGTGTGAATCAGGCGGCAGGTTCTTCTGCCGTTGTTGTTGCTTTGCCCACGTTAGATGGACCCTTCCAAACTAGACCATTTTCTTCCCAATGTGCGATAAATGCGCGGCGAAGATCGGTAAGTTCATTATACCGTGCTTGCTGCTCTTTTGTCCAGTTAAAGTTATTATCTCGCCACACTTTGCGGAGTTCTTGAAGTTCGCGAATGATGGTAGAGGAGTTGTTCATTTTGTGTTGTTGCTTACGATGTAGTGGACGTTTGGAGGTTACTAACAATAATTAACCCCAATGTTCCATGTATTCATCTAATGAAAACATTTCAGGGTCAGTGTCGGTTTCCTCCACTAATTGTCTGATGGTCATCTTAATCAAATCTTCACGATATTCTTCGGGAGTTTGATCAGTTTCAGGATCAAAATCCTCATGGCAAAGATACTCCCATTCTGCCACAAGTGCGTCAATAAGTTGTGCCTTAGTGTAGTCCATAAGATATAAAAAAAGACCCCTATTGGGGTCATGTTGTCATCAATCAGTCAGTGTGTAAAATGCTTTGTCGGTGATAGCATTAAAGAGAAGGGAAAGATCCTTCATCAGATGATTCATCTCATATTGATGAATCCCACAACGTGCCTTGAAATCTTCAAACAAAAGTTCAAAGGTGGCAGAGTAATCTTCACGCTCCATAATAACAGTGGGGCGAGTGTTCATGTAAGAACCAGTCAACTACACCACTGTGGACATTTGGAGGTTACTAACTTTAATTACCAGGTAATCTCTTCTGTGAAGGTGGTAATTTCTTTTGAGATGGTGGCAACTTTCTATCATCAATCACACGAACATTCACAGGTTGAATACCTGAACCTCTGCGTGGTGGTGTTGGTCTGGTGTCTTTTCTTTTCGCTAAAGCACTCGAACCACCTGCTAATCTCTTCTTAATATCACCACGCTGTGCCATTCCAAGCATAGGACGTGATTTAGCAGCAGTTTTTGCTGCTGTCTTTACTTTATCAGCAGTTGATGGTTTGTTATTCATCCCTGTGACTTCTGTCTTCTTACCTACCTCATTGCGGTAAGGTTTTGGTTTCCTTCCTTGTTCACTACCAGCAGTGTTTTTGCCAGCGTTCTTAACACTTTGTACCGCACTCTTAGCAGCACCTTTAATGGCAGATCCTAGACCAGTTCTAGGTCTCTTTTTAAATGATTTGTATGAACCACCTTCGGTGCCTGATGTAGAATAATCACCAACACCTTGTGGACCTTCTGATAGAAACTCTTGAAAAGATTTCATGTTGACATCCTCTTATTGACACGACCTAAGATTTTGGTTCTACCTTTGGCGTCAGGATTCTTGCCTGTTTCTTTCTTGTATCTGTCAGTTTCTTGTTGTTTAAAATCTTTCTTCAGTTCACGTTCACCAGCACGGGTGATCTTCATTCTTT